TTGAAGACATATGGGCAGACGATGGCGAGGACAAAAAAAGAAACATGTTGGTAACTTTACTAAACAAAGATCACGCGATTGCCTTGCGTGACATGCTAAACAAGGTGTTAGGATGATAGAATTTTTCGACGCTACAAAACACCTAACCTACTACATAGAAACACCTACAACAGTAATGAATTACCACTGGAAACAATAATACTGTTGTAGGGTACGAAGCAGGAGACAACATTGCTAATAGAATACTTCACTGTATTGATCCTAACCTATTACGTGCAGGGTGAGTACATTCAGACAAAGTTCCTAACGGAAAGTATGAAAGATTGTGACAGGCTTATACGCGTGATCGTGGAGCCTGTGCGGATAGTACACAAAGATGCAGACGCTCACTGCATTGTAACGGACGAATTGTCCACAAACATAATAAGGCCAAGAGCAAGGCCAAAACTAGAGGAGAATAACTAATGGCTATGACATGGTGGAACGCTGCAACATTTGCAGAGGTAGAGCATAAGTATAACACTACACAACCTATACGTGGTAAAATGCGTGAGCATAACGGTTCGGGCATCTGCCCGATTGGAGATAGGAGACGCAAGCACGAACGTATCGTGAAGATCACAGATAGTTGCTACATCCTATCAGACGGTAATGCTTGGGGTGACCCGACATTTCCACATTGGTTTTGCGCTTACGCAGGTCTTAACGGCTACAGCAGCGAGGATGAGTTCTTATACCTAGCACCTATCGTGTGGCGCAAACACAGAAACGGTAGCGAGAGCGTCAAGATACGTAACGGCAGTGGTAGAGGTATGCATAATGCACGGTATAGTTTCTTAGACCGTTACCTGCCAAGAGGGTTACAATTCAGGATACGTAGCGGCAAACAGTTTGTGATGGATTCAACAAACACAGACTATTACCTAGCCAAAGGTACAACGATAAACGCGGCATACTTTGAGTACCTAAATAATACCGAGAACGCTAGGCACCCCTATAATAATGACCTTACCGACAAGAAGGACAACGTTGCCATTACAGTTGTGCGTCAACCGCATGGTACTTGGGAGTTTGACGGTGGTGGTAAGCCAGCCCCAAAGCCACCGCGTATCGTGATTGACAAACGTGCCAAGGACAAGATGAAGCCAAGCATAGATACATTCAGAGAATGGTGTTTCACTATGTATAACTTATGGGATTTTGACAACCATGAAGAGGTAAGTAACGTAAAGGCGCGTGTGAAGGATCATTACCAAGATAACCCCAAAGTACAAGTGCGTTGGGGCAGTGCATATAACGCGTTACGGCAAGATACTGATGAAGTGCGGAAGATCATACGTGACGAGGATCACCCCATGAGATCATGTCTAGGCTTCATGTTCATGGGTCATTGCACCGAGGGTGAGTACTTGCGAAATCGTGTCACTGACATCAAAGAAGTTAAGACCAAATTCAACAGAGAGATCAACAAAATGTGTGGTTTCCAAACAAAGAAGAAAGGCTAGGAGAATGGGAATAGAACATAAAATGGTATGGGAGATCGAAAGAGATCGTGAAGACCTATATGACAAACACTGTGTGCATAATACCAATGGTGGTTCACAAAGCAAACAGAACGCTATCGTTACATCGGAGTATGCCAAACTTGTATGTAAGCAGTTACGTGGAACCAAGTGGGCTATGCGCTACTCCAACTCATGTTGGATATACAAGGAAGGTGACACTCTTGCGATGGGTTGGGTGGGCCATGGCGATTGGCAAACTGCTATTAATGGTGTCGATAAGTTTGTAGTCTACGGCCCGTTCCATGAAAACGGTAAGTATTCGTACGGTTCGGAGCAATCTCACATGAGTATGTTTGATGATCGTGACAAAGCAATCAGTAAAGCCAAGTCAGTCCTAAGAGGTTACACGGTTGCCGAAGCAGCGCAGGCACTCAACGGAGATAACTCGTCAAAGGTTTGTGGTGTGCAGGGCGAAGCGTCTGATGCAGTGCGGCAGGCAGGCAAAGACTTGGGTTTGGATATATCCTACAATCCAAAAGATCACGCGATGTTGTCCGAGTTCAAGAACATGTTGTCTACTGGGTATAACTTCCTAGACCATGAGGTGTCACAAAACGTGCAGCGCTTTGTCGATCTGTTCAAAGTACACAAGAAACGTGACGTGAAGAACATACCAATGTACTACATCGAAATGACAAAGAACCGTTGGGGTGAGGAACAAGTTGGTATTGCCTTCTTACCCAATGCACGAAGCATGCACAGTGTAAAAGTGGAGTACAATGAGATTATTCAGCCCGAAGATGTTAAGGATTGGATGAAGCAGCGTGTCGCCGCATTGCATATGATGCCTATAGGTTCTTACGTGGAAGGTGTGGGCTACAAAATCTGCCCCACAGCGTATTACATTCATACGGAAGAGGATAATCCCTTTGACGATACGTAGTAGTATGTATGCATCCACAGCCATAGGTGTAATGGATCACGACACGGCGTGTAGGGTTATGATAAGCCCTACATCTAACTACGTCGAGGTACAATGTCTTAAAGGTTTAACCCTTGACGACAACATTAAACGTCATTATATAGCACTTAAAGACACCCCAGAGTGGATACAAAATAGGGTAAATGCTTTATCGGTACTAGACCCTAATGAGGATCACATTGTGGAAAATGTAGGTGTGCGTTCAACGCATCATACGTTCTGGGTATATAAAAACGATTAGTGTAATCGGGCATCTGCCCGAATGATAATTGGCTAGGCGGTTTGCGCTGCCTAGTTCGTAACCAACGCTAGACATGAGAGGATAGTTACATTGGCTATTACAGCAACATATCAGAATAACAAAGAGCAAGCCAGTTGTGTGTGTGACGTGTGCAATACAGAGATATTTATAAACTGTCAGCATGGTAGTTTATCCAACACCCCAACTAAACGTGGTAATTCCACAAAACCAAAAGATGAAATTAGAAATTCTAAGACGGTAATACAGCAGCTAAGTAAACAAGGCTGGAAGATATATCAAAAAGAAGTCGTATGTGAAACCTGTCTTGAAAAACGTGTGAAGGAGAAGAAGTTGAACAATAAAAAATCAACGGTGGAACCAATTAGACAACCAACTAGAAATCAAAAGCGTGAGATAATGCTCCTCTTGCAGGACGTGTATGACGTTGACAAACAGCACTACAAACAAGCCGAGACGGATCATACTGTTGCGGAAACCCTTGGCGATGGGATACTATGGGGTTGGGTATCGCAAATACGTGAGGACGTTTTCGGGCCTGATGGTAACGAAGCGGATATGCTCACAGTCGGAGAAGCCAAGCTATGGATGGCACGTGCCGATGAACACATAACTTCTTTTGAGAAGCGGATAACAGACCTACAACGCACGCTGACGAATATTCAAGCAGTGCGCAAGGATGTGAATGATCTTCTTATTAAGATGCAGAAAGCAACTAACTAATGACCCCTGAGAAAAAGGTAAAGAACGCTGTGGTCAAACGCCTCAAAGAAATGACAGGCGTTTACTACTTCTACCCTGTGACGAGTGGGTACGGACGTAGCGGTGTGCCTGACATAGTAGGCTGCTACGAAGGTAAATTTTTTGGCATTGAGTGCAAAGCTGGTAAGAACAAACCTACCGCACTTCAACATAAGGAGTTAGACGCAATTCGTAACTCAGGCGGTATAGCTTTAGTTGTGAACGAGGACAACATGGGTACATTTATTTTGTAACCTATGTGGGGGTTAAGCCGTGAGAGACCCTTGTTATGAAATATCTACGGCAGTGGGGGGAACCATCCTTTCTGGAAGACCTCTTCGGTTTTGACCTCACACTGGTTCGCAGGGCGGTTTTGTTACATGGCTGCTCTGCGATACCAGTTCTGAAATTACGTTGCTTAGATATAAAGGAGAACAGTAGAACCATGAATAAGCAAGAACGCATTGGCTACGAAGAGCTATATAAACAATGCTGGCAGGACCAAACTAAGAAAGATATGGTCACCAACCCCAAGTTGCGTGAAATGTCGGGTAGCCACAATGCTAAGAACGGCAGAGCAAATGGAGTGCATGGCGCAAAAGGTGGACGCCCTAAATTAGAGCTTACCGAAAAAGCAAAGATGATAGATCGTATGCTCAAACTAGATATGTCTATCCAAAACATAGGCGAGGTGCTGCAAGTTTCGGACAAGTCCGTAATACAAATTAAGTCTCGCTATAACCTTCCTAGAGAAGAAACCAAGGAGAACTAAATGACCAAGAAGCAAGAAAAAGTATGGGCGTACAAGGTAAAACACCCGAAGGCCACTACGAAGCAGATAGCAAAAGCTACTAACTCATCCGTTAGCTATGTGCATAAACTCATGTCCAAGATCGGAACACCGAAAGAAGTGTTAGAAGAACAAGTGCCTGTCCAAATTGATTTGGGGATTGGGCAGATAATGGATATAAAGGACACAGTTACGGTTCGGGCAGATGCCCGATTGGATGTTTCACGTGAAACAGAAGTTAAAGAAGATACAGCACGTTATGCGCAGGCACAAGCCATATTAGATAAAGCCGCTCACTTAATAGACGGTGATCGTGCCAACAATTATGGAGATGCGCAGGGAAACTTTGAGCGTATAGCAGTGTATTGGAACACGCACTTGGGTCTAGTAGACTTCATCACTCCTACAGATGTTTCTATAATGATGACCCTTGTAAAAGTATCTCGCTTGCATGGAGAGGTTAAATCTCTTGATAGTTTTGTAGATGCTTGTGGGTATATGGCGTTAGGTGGTGAGATAAATTGCAGCTTATAACGCTTGATTTTGAAACCTTCTATGACAGGGATTATTCCCTGTCAAAACTCACTACGGAAAACTATGTGCGCCACCGTAACTTTGAGGTTATTGGCGTTGCTATAAAGCAGGGCGGTGAAGATACATACTGGATAAGTGGCACACGTGAAGAGATAGCGAAGTATCTGAACCAGTATGACTGGGCAAATACGATGGTGCTTTGTCACAACACTATGTTCGACGGTGCTATCTTGAACTGGCAGTTTGGCATAACCCCTAAGATATACGCCGATACGCTATGCATGGCACGCGCTTTGCATGGTGTTGAGAGTAGCGTGTCACTTGCAAACTTGGCTAAGTCCTATGGGTTACAAGACAAGGGTGACGAGGTGATCCGCGCTATGGGCAAGCGTAGAGGAGATTTCACAGATGAGGAACTAAACAGTTACGGGGACTACTGCGTTCTTGACGTGGACATAACACATGAGTTGTTTATGCGTATGATACCAGCATTTCCACGCAAAGAGATGAAGTTGATTGATTTGACGCTGCGTATGTTTGTGGAACCTGTGTTGGATTTGAATGATGGTTTACTTGAGTTGCACCTAGCCGAAATCAAAGAGCGTAAAGACAAGCTACTTGAAGATGCGCAGGTCAGCAAAGAAGACCTTATGTCTAACCTCAAGTTTGCAGAGGTGTTAAAAGGCTTGAGTGTTAAACCGCCTATGAAGATAAGCCTGACCACAGGTAAAGAAACCTTTGCCTTTGCTAAATCGGACGAGGCGTTCAAAGCCTTACAAGAACACGAAGATGATCGGGTGCAGTCTTTAGTTGCGGCGAGGCTCGGCACAAAATCTACCTTAGAAGAAACTAGGACACAGCGTTTCATAGACATATCCCGTCGTGGACTTCTACCTGTGCCTGTAAGATATTATGCAGCGCACACTGGACGCTGGGGTGGGGATGATAAGATAAACCTACAGAACCTACCTAGCCGTGGCCCTAACGGTAAGAAGTTAAAGCAAAGCATTGTCGCACCAGCAGGACATACGTTGATTGATGCAGACAGTGCGCAGATTGAGGCGCGTGTATTGGCTTGGTTGGCAGGGCAAGATGACTTGGTTAATCAGTTCACCAACGGTGAAGATGTGTACAAGCACATGGCTTCAAAGATATATAACGTCTCAGCAGATGGGGTAAGCAAGGATCAACGGTTTGTTGGCAAGACTACAATTCTCGGTGCAGGTTACGGCATGGGGGCTGTTAAATTCCAAGCGCAGTTGGCTAACTTTGGTTTCAACATAGAGTTGGACGAGGCTAGGAATATAATACAGATATACCGCAACACCAACGGAGCTATAAGTGGGCTGTGGCGTACTGCACAGAAGATGTTAGAGCATATGACTAATGGTGCATCCACTCGAGTAGGACGTGATGGTGTTCTCAGTATTGATGCAGAAAAGAAGGCAATAGTTTTACCGTCAGGGCTGTTGATGTTTTACCATGATTTGTTTGCGGAGATGGAAGATAACCGCCCACAATACTACTATAAGACACGTAGAGGTCCGAACAAAATATATGGTGGCAAGGTTGTGGAGAATGTTTGTCAAGCTATTGCGCGGTGCATCATAGGTGAACAGATGTTACGCATTGCCAAGAAGTGCAAGGTTGTGCTAACAGTACATGACAGCATTGTTGTCTGTGTAAGAGATGAGATGGTTCCAGAAACGCAAGCGTACGTAGAAGATTGTATGCGCTGGATACCCGATTGGGCCGATGGCCTACCAATAAACTGTGAAAGTGGCACAGGCAAATCATATGGAGAATGTGAATGATGGATGTAGTTGTAAACCCCGACTTCGACGGTGACGATTATGTGGCGAACAGGGATAACACGCGGCTCACTAACCAAATAGATAAGGTTAGAATGTACATGGAAAACGCAGGTTATCTTACAGTAAAACAGATTGCTGCTGACCTAAAACAACCCGAACCAAGCGTGTCGGCACAAATAAGGAACCTACGAAAAGACCGCTTCGGTGCGCGTACAGTTAACAGAGAGTACAGGGGCAATGGTTGCTACGCGTTTAAACTGGAACCAAAAGAGGATGCCGATGACTAAAGTAGCGCCGTGGTCGTTTAGTAAAATAAAATCTTTTGAGCAATGCCCTAAACAATTTTACCATGAGAAAATACTTAAACAGTACCCCTTTATACCTACGGCTGCTACCACATACGGTAACAAGTTTCACAGGGCGGCTGAACACTACATAAAAGATGGCACAGAGTTACCCAAGGACTTTGACTTTGCTAAGAAATCCTTAGACGCACTTAACGATAAACGTGGCGTAAAGCTCTGTGAAAAGAGGATGGGTATTACTGAAGACCTAAAACCTTGCACGTTTGGCGCAAGAGACGTGTGGTTCCGCGGTATAGCTGACCTCCTTATCATTGACGTGTTAGGAGAAGTGGCATGGGTGATAGACTACAAAACTTCTAAATCATCCAAGTACGCAGACAAAGGACAGCTAGAGCTTATGGCCTTGGCTGTATTTGCGCATTACCCAGAGGTAAAAACAGTACGCGCAGGTTTAATTTTTGTGCTAGTAAAAGACTTAGTTAAGCAAACTTACACAGAACATGATAGAGGTACGCTGTGGGAAAAGTGGATAGGTAAGTTTAACAACATGAAGTCTGCGGCTGCTGCCGATACATGGAACGCTAAACCTAACGGCTTATGTAGACGCCACTGCCCTGTTATAGAGTGTACGCACAATGGAGCGAATAGCTAATGAAGAAACCTCGTAAGAAACAAGTAAACGCCCCTGTGGGCAGTACCACCTTTGAACGCCGCATGGAACGTCAACGCGCTAGACGCAAGGTAGACAAAGAAGGTGCAGATCGTAATGGCAACGGCAAAGCTGACAAACGTGAAGGCAAAGACGTTAGCCACAAGAAAGCCTTAGTCAAAGGCGGTAAGAATAAAGATGGGTTGCGCATAGAGAGTTCAAGCAAGAACCGAGCGCGTAACTATAAAAAGAAGAAGTAGTATTGTAGGGGCGGCATAAAGGAACCAGTACCAAGAAGTTAAAATTTGTTTCATTTAGAGAAAAGAAACTGCCGCCCCTAATTATTTATAAAATAAACTGCCACTTCTGACAAGCATAAATAGGAGAACATATGAAAATTGTGGATGGTAAAGCGTTGCTGTTAAAGCTGCGCAACCCAAATCGTGTCACCTCAGTAATACCTAATAGCAAACAAGTGGACACTAATGAAGTGCTTGTTAAGTGGGATATTGATGCAGCACACAAACTACGCAACTTGGGTGTTCAAGCGCCCTCACCCATAGAGACTAGGTATAAGTGGTCAGGTGCATACAAACCATTCGACCACCAAAAGAAAACCTCTGCTTTCTTTACCATGAATAAGAAAGCGTTTTGTTTTAACGAACAAGGCACGGGCAAAACTGCCTCTGCTATATGGTCAGCAGACTATCTACTAAACCAAAAACAAATAAACAGAGTGCTTGTGATCTGCCCATTGTCTATTATGGATAGCGCATGGCGCGAAGACCTAGCAACATTTGCACCGCATCGCAGTGTGGACATAGCTTATGGCTCTGCAAAGAAACGTAGCAAGATAATTAACCAAGGTGCTGAGTTTGTCGTAATAAATTATGACGGTGTGGACATTGTACTGGACGATGTAAAGAACGGTGGGTTTGACCTAGTAATTGTTGACGAAGCCACGCATTATAAGAACGCACAAACCAAACGTTGGAAAACTCTTAGAAAACTCATAGGTCCAGATACTTGGCTGTGGATGATGACAGGTACACCTGCCGCGCAATCACCACTGGATGCTTACGGCCTAGCCAAACTTATAAACCCAAACGCAGTGCCGAGGTTCTACAGTTCGTTTCGTGATATGGTTATGCGGCAGCTTACACAATTTAGGTGGGTTCCCAAAGAAGATGCGTCCGAGGTTGTGTTTAATGCATTGCAACCAGCTATACGGTTCACCAAAGAAGAGTGCCTTGACCTACCAGAAATGACTTACGTCAAACGTAAGGTGGAGCTAACTGCGCAACAGACTAAATACTACGAGATACTGCGCAAACAGTTGGTAATGAAGGTAGGCGCTGATGAAGTATCGGCAGTGAACGCAGCGGTTACCATGAGCAAGCTACTACAAATATCAGCAGGTGCAGTCTATACTGACGATGGAGATGCCCTACAGTTTGACATAAAGAACCGCTACAAAGTTCTTAAAGAAGTCATAGACGAGAGCAGCCAGAAGGTTCTAGTGTTTGTACCATTTAAGCACACAATAGATGTACTAGTCTCTAAGCTACGGTCTGACAACTTAACAGTAGAAGTGATTCGCGGAGATGTGCCAGCACACGCCCGTACCGACATATTCAAACGCTTCCAAACTATGGCTGACCCCAAGATATTGGTGGTACAGCCCCAAGCAGCAGCACATGGTGTGACTTTAACTGCAGCAAACACTGTGGTATGGTGGGGTCCGACTTCTTCACTGGAGACGTATGCGCAGGCAAATGCTAGGGTTCATAGATCAGGACAAAAGCATCCATGCACAGTTGTACAGCTACAAGGATCGGGCGTAGAGAAGCGCGTGTACTCACTTCTTGATAAAAGAATAGACGTACACACAAAAATGATAGACTTATACAAAGAACTACTTGACTAAGGTAGCATACGTAACTAAATAATACTTTGTGCTACGAGAGGAGATAAAAATGGGCGACTATTCAGACGCACCAGCAGATAAAATGACTAAGGCGTACATTAAGATACGTCAGAAACGTTCGGAACTGTCTGCAGAGTACAAGAAGAAAGATGACGAGTTGGCTCAACAGCTTGACATACTAAAACGTGCGCTTCTCAGCTATTGTGATCGTAACAAGGTTGAGAGCGTGAGAACCGACGAAGGGCTTTTCTTCCGTTCAAACAAGACAAAGTACTGGGCTAGTGATTGGGAAGCTATGCATAAGTTTGTCATAGAACATCAAGTCCCAGAGCTTATGGATAAACGTCTTAACCAGACAAACATAAAGCAGTTTTTAGAAGAGAACCCTGAGTTAAAACCCGAAGGCTTAAAGATTGACACAGAATATGTCATATCAGTAAGGAAAAAGTAATGGCTTCTCTATCACCCTTTGTTGCTATCGAAGACTTGGCTAACCATTTAGCTGTGTCTGTATCCACCATACGAGGCTGGGTACGCCAAGACCACATACCTAGTAACACTTATTTTAAGATCAACAACGTGTACCGTTTTGACAAACAGGCTGTGTCTGATGCGTTGTTGAAGAAGGCCAGCCCCCCACCTGTGCGGTATACATCGCACGATAACAGTCAGTACGAGATGGACCTCCGTCTCCAAGATGACGATCAATAGGAGAATAATATGGCAGAACCATATATAATAAATAACGTGGAAGCACTATGGCCCAAGCTGGACCGCACCTATGCTTTCGATCAAAAGGCAAATCAAAGTATGCCCTGCGATCCAATGGCTCCAAACGCCGAGTACTCTATAGAGTTGAAGATGGATAACGAGACAGCCAAAGGTCTGTATATCGCCATGGTTAATTCTTACAAGGCCAACAAAAAAGATGGCTGGCCTGATGCCCCTTCTAATCCCATGGTCAAACACGACGATGGTACGCGCACAGTTAAATGCACGTTGAAGGGTCAGTACAGTGGTGAGAAAACACGTAAGCCGTTACAGGTAGATGGTATGGGTAATCCTTTACCCGATGACTTTCAGCTAACCACAGGCAGCACCATAAACATAGCTGTAACTTTTTACCCATACAAATACATGCAAGATGCTCCTAGTGTGTCTTTGCGTATACGCCAGATACAAGTAGTTAAACTTGAAGAGCGCAAAGTACGCAGCCTATTTGGTAAGGTTGAAGATGGCTACGTCCACAATAGCGAGAGCGTGTTCCAAAACAACGTTGTCGATATGCCTCAGAAAAAAGAACCTGACGTGGACATGAGTGGTTTTGATGAGGGTAGCACCCCTGCAGCAGAACCAGAACCAGTAAAGGTTCCCGCTAAAAAAGCGGCTGTATCCAACGGTGGTAGTGCCGATCTGGATAACATATTATCTGATTGGGATGATTAAAACATACTGCGCGGTCCAACAGGGCCGCGTTTTTCTCTAGCATTGGATGGACATTGTGGAAGCCAGAACTTTTTTGGGTTCGGTGCTAGGGGATGAGGGGAACTATTGCCTGTGGTGCTATAATAGCAAAGACAAATATGACATAACACAAGAGTTTTATTCTTCTGTAGAAGAGCTATTAGTTAGGTCAACAGAACTCGACAGCAATAAACATAATGTTTTCTTCGCCCTTGGCACATTTAAAGAACCGACTAACCGTAAACAAATAAACGTACAGCAGCTTAAATCATTTTTTATGGATTTAGATTGCGGTCCAAGCAAAGACTTTCCTACGCAAGCAGATGCCGTCGAAGCACTGCGTAGGTTCTGTAAGACTAACAAGTTACCCAGACCAACCATGGTAAACTCCGGTAACGGAATACATGTGTACTGGCCTTTGGTTAAGCCCGTTGATGAGGCTACGTGGTGGCCTGTGGCTGAACGCCTTAAACAGTTATGTGCAGCGCAGAACTTCCCTGCCGATCCTTCTTGTACTTCTGACTCCGCTAGAATTTTGCGGATACCAAACACCCATAACCACAAGACTGACGAACCTAAACCTGTTAACCTGTTACACGGCTTCTTGGCTGAACCTATAGAGTTTGATGAGTTTGAAAAGTGCTTGGGTGGGGGAGTGATACCAGTACCTGATAAGTTTACTCCAAGCGCACATTACAATGCCATAAACGAGCAAGCCACAGGTAGTTTTAAAAGGTTGCTTGAGAAGACAAAGCAGGGCACGGGTTGCGCACAGATAGCCTACATTATAAAAAACCAAGACACTATATCCTATGACTTGTGGCGTGGTGCGTTATCCATAGCAAAAGTTTGCACGGATGCAGAGAAGGCTGTGCGTAATATATCGAAGAGACACCCTGAGTATGACTTCAACGAGGCTATGCGTAAGATGGCAGACACAGGTGGGCCACAGTATTGCTCCACGTTTGCCAAACATAATCCTGATGGTTGTGCAGGTTGCCCTAACACGTTAACCATAACAACCCCTGCACAACTGACAAAGATTGTGGAAGAGGCTGAACCTACACCAGAGATACCGAAATATCCTACACCTTACATGCGTGGTAAACACGGTGGGGTGTACATGAAGTCCAAGGACGAAGAGGGCAACCCTATAGAACTGCCCATATACCATCACGATTTATACGTCACGCACAGATTAGATGACCCAG